AGCGGCGGCAAGATCATCATCACCAGTGCTACGCTCGAGATTGACGCGACGGCGGTGATCTCCGGGGAAACGAGCTACAACCTTTATCTCTACAGCGTGAGCCCTCCCTCAGCGCTCGGCGATAACGCGGCCTTCGATATTCCCTCGGGCGATCGCGCCTCTCTGCTCGGCAAAATCTCGCTCGGCACGCCGGTCGACGAAGGCTCGACCCTCTACATCCAGACGGATGGCATCAACAAGCAGATCGCCTTGGCCGGTACGGACCTATTCGCCTACCTCGTGACCGTAGGCGGCTACACGCCAACCTCGGCACGGGTTCATAAGATCAACCTGCAAGCCGTGGCGGTCTAAATGACATCGGCGGCGCTCGGGGTCATTCTGAGATCACGGCGGGCCCTCTCTCTCGCCGCGCTTCTACTCGCCTCGGAGTCGCAAGGCCTCGCTATCGACTTCACCGATCAGTCGATGCAGATTAAAGACACCGGCACGCCTGCGAACAACTATACGTCAAAAGGCATTGCTGACGGTTCTGGCAAGCTGATTGGACCCGGCGGTAAGCTCGCTTACTCTGCAAACTCGCCATCGCCGAAGATGTGCTTGCAGAGCAATGGGCTGTTCGGTTGGACGCCGCATAATCTCTATCTCAACAGTGGATCGCCAGCTAATCAGTCCGTCACGGTAATTTCTGGCCTGACTTACGCAATCGATATCACTGGCAGCGTTTCGGTAGCTGTGTCGGGCGCGGCAACTGGCACTCTGACGGCAGGCACTACGGCGTTCACGGCTGCAACTGGCACGTTGACGTTTGGTTCAACAAGCGGCTCTGGGACGGTTCAAGTCCGCCGCACGCCATCGGCGTCAACCTATGTCGCGACCGGCGCAAGTGCCGTCTACTCCCTCCCCTACGAATGGAACACGAGCGGCGTCTGTCAGGGCGTCCTCGAAGAGGAACAGCGCGCCAGTCTTTGGCTGCAGTCCAATACCTTCGGGACGACGTGGACAGCTACCAACTTAACTGACCTGACGACGACCACGACAGGTCCCGATGGCGTTGCGGGAAGCATGGTGCGTCTCAACGAGACGACCACAAACGCCGCGCACAATGTCAATCAGAGCATCACGAAGGCGGCGAGCGCTCTCGCCTATGTCTCGACCGTTTTCGCCAAGCAGGGCGTTGGCAGAACCCGCGTCTATGGCCAGCTTGATGACGGGTCGGGCAACGGCGTCTATGCCGTCTTTGATCTCGCTGGCGGACAGGTTGGTGTTACGGCAACGGGGCTTGGCACGCCGTTTACCTCACTCTCGGCTCAAATCATCAGCCTTGGCAATGGCGTCTATCGCTGCATCCTGATCGCCACGACGAGCACCGGCACGACACTCAAAGGTAGCTGGGGCAATGATAGTGGCTCCGGCACTGGCGCTCTGTCCAACTCATATGCCGGCACCATCGGTAACGGCTGCTACATCTATCAAGCCCAACTTGAACAAGCCTCTTATATCTCATCTCCGCTCGGCGGCTCACCGATCTTCACGACAACGGCGACGGTGACGAGGGCAGCGGATCAGCCGACGCTAGCGGCGTCAGCATTCCCGACAAGTAATGTTACCGGGTCGGCTTACGCTAAGTATGCTTTTGCCAATACAGCTCCGACCGTCAGCAGTGATGCCGGCATTCTGACCATGACAGACCAAGCGGGGCGTATGCTTTATGCGCACTACGCTGGCAGCGGTATTACCGGCCATCTAGACTCATATGATGGGACTGCGGTTCTCGATAGCGGGGTACTTGCCTCTGCCTCTATGCAAAAAGCCGCGTCTTCTTGGGCAGCTTCCACATTAGCTATCTCCGTAGCTGGATCGAATGCGGTTACTGGCTCTTTTGATGGAACAATGGGCGCCGCTACAACGCTCCTATTTGGCCTCCGTGACTCTGGTGGCGGGAGCGTACTCAACGGCTATCTTGCTCAAGCGCTGGTACTGCCAAGGGCTATGTCCACAGCAGAACTAAAGGCTCAGAGTACCCCATGACCATCGACGTAACAGCCTGGGCTACCGACAGAGCAACAGCGATTGCGTTTCTCCAGTCGATCAACGTCGCCACGACGGATGCAAATGGCAACATCGTCCCGATTGCCGAGTGCAACATCTATCCGCAGCGCAAAGACGAAACGCTGATCGTTGTCGAGACACCCGCGACCTTCGATGCTGACGGGCACATCGTCACTCCAGCAACCGTGGTGCCTGGGCATCATTTCAACCTACGCTTCTATGGCGCGTCAGAGCAAACGCTGCTCGCCGGCCTTGCGCAGACAGATGCCAATGGCAAGCAGCTTGGGCTATTTGCCCGCACGCATATTCTTGATCTCGTGAATGCGCGGACCGGACAAGCCCCCCAATGGTCAACGACCGAAGCTCCGGTGCCGCCGGGCTACCAGTGCGCCGTCTCTGAAACTGGCGGGATTGCGCGGGCATTTGACCCGGCGACGATCAGCAATCAACGGAATATGTGGGCGTAAGTCTCACGTTGTTCCGTCAACTCACAATAGGTAACCAACCGCTACGAGGTTGAAAGCGCAACCGATGTTTGATTCAATCCAAGTCGAACCGGAAGTCATTGAAGCGCCCGCGAAAAAATCAAACCGCGGTGGGCCTCGTCCTGGTTCCGGTCGCAAGAAGGGCGACGTTGGCCGCTTCCGCCACCTCCTTAATGAAAGGACCAAAGCGGCCGTTGCCAAACAAGAGGCGACGCCGCTCGAATACATGCTGCGCGTGTTGAATGACCCGAACACAGACCAGAAGCGCAAGGACGCGATGGCCATCGCTGCGGCGCCCTACATTCACGCCCGCCTTGCTGCAACCGAGCACTCAGGCAAGCTCGAGATGACGCACGAAGACAGGCTGAAGGCACTGGCCGAATGAGCAGCCTTGCCGTTCGCGAGCGCCAGATCTTCGTCAAGCTCAAGGGCGACTTCGAGCATTACGCTAACCGTTGCCTGAAGATTCGCACCAAGTCCGGCGAGGTCACGCCATTCCAGCTCAACCGCTCGCAGCGCTATTTGCACGAGCGGCTCGAGGAAATGCAGGCCCGCAAGGGCAAGGTCCGCGCCATTGTCCTCAAAGGCCGCCAGGTCGGCATCTCGACCTACATCGCCGGCCGCTTCTACTGGAAGATCACGCATAAGTTCGGGTATCGGGCCTTCATCCTGACGCATCTCGACACGGCTTCTGATAACCTGTTCGGGATTGCCAAGCGGTATCACGAAGGCTGCCCGGAACTTGTGCGGCCGGAAACAGGGAAGGCGAATGCGAAGGAACTGTCGTTCTCGCGTCTTGATTCTGGGTACAAAGTTGCGACTGCCGGAAGTGCAGAGGTTGGTCGCTCTGAGACGATCCAGCTCTTTCATGGGAGCGAGGTCGCGTTTTGGCCAAATGCCCAGAACCACAGCGCCGGTATCCGTCAGGCCATCGCATCTGTCGATGGAACGGAAGATATTAGAGAATCTACTGCGAACGGGATCGGCAATGCCTTTTATGCTGAATGGAAAGCGGCAGAGCGCGGCGATAGCGAATACGAGGCGATCTTTATACCGTGGTTCTGGCATGAAGAGTACGCCCGCTCGGCGCCTGAAGACTGGCGGCCGCCCGAAGCTTGGCATGAGTACGAAGCGGCCTACAGCCTAACCAGGCCGCAAACCTATTGGGCATGGCTCAAGAACCGGGAGCTGGCGATCGTCGCCGGCGGCACGCCCGAGGAGCCATGCTGGCAGTTTCGACAGGAATATCCCGCCAATGCCGATGAAGCGTTCCAAACGTCGGGCGAGCAAGCCTTCATCGACCCTGTCACGGTCCTCAAAGCCCGCAAGAACCGCTCAACTGGGCACGGGGCCGTGGTACTTGGCGTTGATCCGGCCCGCGGAGGTGGTGACAAGACTGGGCTCATTGACCGACAAGGCCGACAGCTCGGTTTACGAGTTTGCAGACGCCTCGACAGCAACGATCTTATGGCGACGGCTGGTGAGATCCAGCGCATAGCCAAAGAGATCAACGCCGCAAAGATCGTCGTCGACACCACGGGCCTAGGCGCCGGCCTCTACGACCGGCTGCGCGAGCTGCTCGGTAGCCAGGTCGACGGCGTGAACTTCGGAGCTTCAGCCTGGGACAGAGAGCATTATGCCAACCGACGCGCTGAAATCTGGGACAACATGCGGCTCTGGTTTGACGATGCTGCAGGTGTCCAAATCCCGGACTCGGACGAACTCCAAGGCGATCTCTGCTCCATCATACGAGGAGCTGGCGCCACCAGATTCAACAGTTCTGGCCAGCTTATACTCGAGCCTAAGGACCATGTTCGAGAAAGACTTAGCTTTTCTCCAGACCTTGGCGACGCGGCCGCACTCACCTTTGCCATCGATCTGACGTCGCTGGCCGAAGTCGATTGGAACTATCGGCCGGCGGCCGCCGGCGCCGATTGGCTTGGAGTGTAGAATGACATTCCAGAAAATGACAGGTCGCCACCGCGCCGCTGAAATGGATTTCCAACTATCGTGAAAACCTGCACAGTCGAAGGCTTCGAAGCCATCAAGGTTGTTTGCCCCGGTGCTCACATCGAAACCCGCAGCGGCATCGAGTGCGTCGTCATTCCAACCTATGACTTCGACACGGGTGCTTCGGGCGAGCGGGTCATGCAGCTCATTCGCCGCGATCCAGAGCAGAAGTTCCAGCCGGGCGATGTGCTTCGCCACACCAAGACAGGCTCGCCGTTCAACATCGTTGACCCGCTTCGGGCGTTTCTGAAATTGAGGAAGGGGCCGAAGGCAGGTGACTGACGACATCGTCAAGGAAGCCCGCGAGGCCATCGACCTCTCGTATCAATTCGACAAGGACAACCGCAAGGAAGCTGTCGAGGATCTGCGCTTTGTGGCCGGTTTCCAATGGTCGGATTCGGCCCGTCAGGAGCGCCAGGGCCGGCCGCTGATCACCATCAACCGCTCTGGCCAGTTCATTCGCCAGGTGTCCAACCCGATCCGGCAGAACATGCCGACGATCAAGGTCGAGCCCGACGGCGATGATCAGGCGCAGATGGCCGACGTCGCCAACGGCATCATCCGGCGCATTCTCTACAACTCTTCGGCTTCGCATGTGTTTGCGAATGCGGTCGAGCACATGGTTGCCTGCGGCATTGGCTGGTTTCGGGTTTGCCAGGACTACACGGACGATAACTCGTTCAATCAGGAAATCCTGATCAAGCGGGTCTTCAACCCGCTGTCGGTCTATCCCGATCCGTCGTCGCTCGAGCCCGATCGCTCGGACATGAACTGGTGCCTCGTTGCTGAGCTGTGGCCCAACGAGGCGTTCAAGAAGAAATGGCGGGGCGCCTCGATGGCGGGACTTGACGCGCCCAACAACAACTCGGCTCAGCAGGCGATTTCCTGGGGCTCGGCCGACACCGTGCGCGTTGCCGAATACTGGCGCCGCAAGGAAACGACCAAGAAAATGGCGCAGTTGCATGACGGATCGATCGCCGACATGGACCTGCTGATGAAGGTGGCACCGCAGCACGCCGAAGCCATCAAGCCGCTGATCGCCAATTCGCGTGACGTTAAGGGCCACACGGTCGAGATGTTCATGGTCTCGGGCGCCGAGGTTCTCGAGCAGCCCTATGAATGCCCGTGCAAGTGGATACCCGTCATTCCGGTCATCGGCGCGGAAATCCCGATCGAGCAGGGCACCTATCGGCACGGGCTTATTCGCTTTCAGCGTGAGCCGCAGCAGTTGCACAATTACTTCATGAGCGTCGCGGCCGAACAGCTCGGCCAGCAGCCCAAGGCACCCTATCTGATGACGCCCAAGCAGATGGGCAAATTCAAATCGATGTGGGACAACGCCAACCGGACGCCGACGCCGTATCTGCTTTATGAGCCCGATGCCTCGGTGCCGAGCGGCCAGCCAACGCGGATCATGCCCCCTGCATTGCCCGCCGGCGTCGTCCAGTTTGGGCAGATGCTTGCCGACGATATGAAGGCGACGACGGGCATTTATGACGCGGCGCTCGGCAATCAGTCGAATGAGACTTCGGGCGTTGCTATCAACCAGCGCGTTCAGCAGGGCGATCAGGCGACGTTCCACTACGTCGACAACCTCGAGCACGGGCTCGAGCATCTGGGCCGCGTAGTGCTCAATATGATCCCGAAGGTCTATGACACCGAGCGCACCATGCGCATCAAGGCCGGCGACGCGCAGGAGCAGACGATCACCATCAACAAGCCCGTGCTCAACTATGACGGGCAGGAGATGGTGCACAACGACATGAGCCAGATGTCGTTCAACAGCGTGCGCGTTGTGCTCGGTCAGAACTTCGCCTCCCGTAAGGCGCAGACGGCGCAAACGCTGCTGCAGCTCGCGCAATCGATGCCGCAGGTGGCGCAGCTCGGCGCCGATATCATTGCCAAGAACCTCGATATCGACCAGGCCGACGAGCTCGCCGAGCGTCTGCACACCATGTTGCCGCCGGCGATCCTGCAACTCGAGCAGCAGGAGCACGGCGCGCCACCGCCGCAGCCGCCTAATCCGATGGATGATCCGACCGTCCGCAGCACGGTCGAGCTCAATATGGCCAAAGCCGCGCAGGCTTACGCTACGGCTCAATCTCTGCAGTTTGATGCACAAGCCTTTGCAGCATTCGAAAACGGCGGTGGTCAGCAACCTGAGCCGCCATCGCCGACCCAGGATGCCGACGTCATGGCGGCGCATGCCAAGGCCGCGCAGGAGCAGGCCCGCGTTATCGAGGCTCATCATCGGGCCAATGGCGCGGCACTACAGAACGCTTTGTTAGTCAAGAAGTTGCGTGAACCACCGCCTCAACCAAAGGGGCCGGCAAATCAGAACTGATCACCCCGCCATTTCGGCGGGTTTTTTAATGGGTAACCAATGACCGACACGACCTCCGTTGCGGACGCGGTAAGTCCGACCATCACGAACCCGGACCTTACGGTCCCATCCGCGGCACCTGCGGAAAAGGTGCAGAGCGCAGAGCAGCAGCAGAGTTCTCCGCAGGCTGAAAAGCCCGCTGGCACAGAGCAAGAGCAAGTCGAAAAACCCGGCGAACAAAAGCCCGAGCCGACAGCCGACGAGAAACGCCGCGAGCGCAATAAAGAGCGCTGGCAGGCGATGAAGCAGGATCGCGATAACAGTCTACGTCGAGAACAGTTCTATCTCGGCGAGATCGAGCGACTGAAGAAAGGCCAGCCCGATCTATCGACGTTGACCGATCCTGATGAAGTCATAGCGGCTAAGACGGCGAATATTCTCCGCAAGGGTCAGACCGAAGATAACGAAGCCCGCGTCACCGCTGAGCGTGCTGCCCGCGAGGTGCAGGATACTCAGATTTGGGCAACGATCCGAGATGAAATGGTGGCGAGAGCGCCCGACTTCGACAAGCTCGTTCAGAGCGTGCCGATTTCCAAGCAGGTCGCCGAGTTCATTCTCGATTCGGAAAAGGGCGGCGATGTCGCTCTTTATCTCGGTCAGAACCCCGACAAAGCTCAAGAGCTCGATCGTCTCGCAAAGACTGCTCCGCGGTTAGCCGAACGTGAGCTTGGCCGTATCGAAGCACGCTTAAGTGCGCCGGCGCCCAAGCTCGTTTCAACCGCACCCAAACCAGCGCCCGTGCTCAACGGCGGCGTTTCCCCTCTGGGATTCGATCCGCACAAGTCGAGCGTGTCGGATATGGCTGCCGAGCTCAAGAAAGCCGGCATTATCCGCCGAGGTTGAGGGGCACCTCACCTGAAAGAAGATCGAAATGTCCAACACAACCTTAACCGCGGATGTGGTCGCCAAGATTGCGCTCCCCATCCTCGAAAACGAGCTCGGCTGGGTTAACAACCTCTACCGCCCTCATGAGGAAGAGTTCGCCAACGAGGTCAATGGCTACAAGAAAAATGGCTCGGTGCGCATTCGCCGCCCGGCTGACTTTATCCTCCGTACCGGCGCCACCGTCTCAACGCAGGACGTGATCGAAGGTTATACGACCTTGACCGTCGATCAGCAGATCGGCGTCGATTTCGAGTTCACGACCTCTGACTTGACCTTGAAGGTCAGTGACCTTGCCGAGCGCGTTATCAAGCCGGCTATGTCCATCGTCGCCAACGGCATGGCCAAAGACGTTGCCACCAAGATGTATCAGGGTTGCTGGAACTGGGTCGGCACGGCCGGCAACACCATCGACAGCTTCTCGGATTTCGCGGTCCCCGGCGCCCAGATGGACCGCATGGCGATCCCGCAAGACAATCGCTATGCCGTGCTGCATCCCTCTGACTATTGGGGCCTGGCAGGCGCGGCGACGGCGCTCTTGAACAACAAGATCGTCGGCGATGCCTGGCAGGATGGCACACTTGGTAAGATCGGCGGCATCGAAACGATGATGTCGCAGGTGATGCCGAACCATACGAATGGCTCATCCGCGACGACCAACGCAGTCGTCTCCGGCAACACCCAGGAAGTCACCTACGACACGGCCAAGAACACCTTCACGCAGGCGCTGGTGACGAAGGGCTGGGGCTCATCCTCGACCATTACGGCTGGCACGGTGTTCACGATCGCCAACGTCTACATGGTCAACCCGAAGACCAAGGCGACGACCAACGTCCTGCAGCAGTTCGTTGTGACGGCTGACGTGACGGCCAACCAGACGACGACCAACACCACCGGCCTCGTTGTCTCGCCGCCGCTGATCGTCGCTGGCCCGTACCAGACCTGCACCTATTCGGGCAACCTCGACACGCAGGTCATCGCCATGGTCGGCGCGGCTGCGACGACCTACCGGCAGAACATGTTCTTCCACAAGAACGCCATGGCGCTGGCGGTGGTGCCGATGGAAATGCCGCAAGGCGCCATAGGCGGCGCAAGGCGAAGCTACAAAGGGCTGAATGTGCGCGTCCAGCCCTACTATGACGGGGTGAACGACAAATCGAAATGGCGTCTCGACCTGCTCTATGGCCGGGCGCTGATCGATGGGCGCTTGGCTGTCCGATCGAGCGGCACGTAATTCTAGAGGGAGGGGAAGGCTTTCTGGCCTTCCCCATTTTGTTGAGGGGATAAATGGCTATCACGCTGAAGAAAAAACCAACCCACGTCTGCATCGCGTTCCCAGCCTACACCGGCACCGTGCATATGGGCACCATGCGCTCGGTCGTCGCCGACATCATGCAGTTTGCCGTCCGCGGCATTCAGGTGTCGATCGCGGACGAATGCGGCAACGCCATCATCGGCGACTGCCGGGCAAAGATCATCGCCGACTTCCTGGAGAATGAAGCCTTCACGCACCTGATCATGATCGATTGGGATGTGAAGTGGGCAACGGGCGCTCTGGTGCAGCTCGTCGAGCAGACACAGAAGCCCGAGGTGGAGCTTGTCTGCGCGCTCTATCCGCAGCGCTCCGATCCGCTGACCTTCAACTTCCGCTCTCAGCTCGACAAGGGCGAGGGGCTCGAGATCGACGAAAAGACCGGACTGCTCGAGGTCTGGGGCGTGCCCTTCGGCATCGTCTGCCTGACCAAGAAAATGTGCCGGCAGATGGTCGAGGCCTACTCTGATCTCTCGTTCATGGTCGAGCGCGGCAAGTTCGTCGACGGCACGGTGAAGCCGCGCATGGAAGCCTGGGCTTTCTTCGATCCCTATTGGGTCAAGGAAACCAAGACCAAGCTCGGCGAGGATTATGCCTTCTGCCAGCGGTGGCGGGACATCGGCGGTCGTGTGTTCATCGACCCATCGATTTACACCGGCCATACCGGCTTCAAGACGTTTCTCGGCCAGCTTTCCGACTGGTTCGAGGATACGTCTGAACGCCGCACCACGTCGTCGCCAGACTTCAAGGAAACTCATCAGCAACCATCACCAAGCGTTCTAACCAACGAAGAGGCAGCCTAATGGACAACTACGAATCGGAGAAGCGGCGGCTCTATAACGACCCGCTTTATATCAAATATTGCGGCTGGATTCCCGACAGCGAGAAGGTCTCAAAGCCGCGCGAGTATACCAAGGAAGAGCTGCTTGAGATGCTCGCCAAGATCAACGGCAACGAGACGCCAAAGCGCGGCCCTGGCCGGCCTCCAGCGATGAAGGAAGCGGCCGAATGAGCAACGGGGTTCTCATTCGGCGCAAGCATCTGACCGTTCAGCTCTGCACCAATTACGGTCGCCGGATATGGAGGCCGCATTGGCACCATGACCGGGTGACCATCAATTTCGGTCGTCGCTGCCTGCACGTTTTTGCGGACGGCGGCATCCTCGGTTGGGCACTCGTCAAGATCTATGCGCACAAGTCGCGCAAGCACGCCAAGGCGATGGGCTGGATCTGACGTGACGACGACAACCGAGTTCGCCACCAAGGCGCTGAAGCGCATCAACGTCATCGCGGCCGGGGAAACACTCAGCGCCGCCGATTCCTCTGATGCGATCACTGCCTTGGGAGAGATGTTCGATGGCTGGGAATCCGAAGGGCTTTCCGGGCTACCGGCTGACGTCACGCTGCTCGATGCGCGCTTTACAGCCGGCGTCGTTGCTATGCTCGCCGTTCGCATGGCCGAGGACTTCGGCAAGCAGATCGGTCCGGTTCTGCAGCGCGACGCCGACAATGGCTGGACGGCGCTGCAATCAGCCTTCATTGCGGTGCCACAGTCGACCTTTGATCGGGCTTTGAAGTGGACCGGCAACTATACCGATTATGGCTACTTCCTCGGCAACACGATCGATGCGCTATCGAAGTGGACTGGCAGCACGGCCTATCAGTTGCGCGATACGATCTCGAACAACGCCAACATCTATGAATGCACGACGGCGGGAACGAGCGCCGCGTCTGGCGGGCCGACTGGGACCGGGGACGGGATCACTGACGGCACTTGCGTTTGGATCTGGCGGCGCGTCGAGGGTAGCCGCTCGACCGGCCTGCAGGCAACGACCTAAGGGGGATAAATGACTGAGGTCACCAAATACTACGTGAAGCTCTATGACGCTGCGTCGGACGAAGAATACTTTCTTCTGGCTCAGTGCAGGCTCGATGGTGGCCATGTCGACGGCACGCGGCTTTATTCGGAGGCTGAGGCACGCGGTGGCGTGCTCGATGTTCTGGTGCCTGATCGCGCTTCGATGGCGCTCTTGAAGCGCTGATGCCAATCATCCCGCTCACGCTTCCTTCGGGCTCCAACCCGACGCGGTATCCTCAGGGCGGCAATCAAGAGCTGATCAACTGCTATAAGGAAGATCTGGGCAGTGAAGCCAAGTCCGGCTTCGCGGTCTATGGCTCGGATGGCCTGCAAGGCTTCTGCGCGCTGGCCGGTGCCAACGGGCCGATCCGGGCGCTGCTCAATGTCGACGATGTGCTCTATGTCGTCGCCGGCACGCAATTGCATACGGTTGCCACCAATGGCACAGATACGCTCATCGGCTCGATGAACATCGATACCGCGGCTCGACACCGGACGTTATGATCGTCTGCGACGGGCTCGCCTACTATTCCCGCGCCGGCGTTCTCGCCCAGGTCACCGATGCTGATCTCCTGGCGCCTCTATCGATGACCGGCAATGACGGGTATTTCATCATCGCGACGGTCGCCAACCAGTTTCAATCGGGTATCATTGATGATGCTTCGAGCTGGAATGCGCTGGCCTTCTCACGCGCTGACGCCAACCCGGACGCCATCATTACGCTGTCGACCTTGCAGCAGGACATCCTCGTTATCGGGGAAAAGACTATCGAAATTCACCGCGACGTTGGCGACAACCCATTTCCCTATGAGCGCGTCGCCGTCATCGAATGGGGCTGTGGGGCACAGGGTTCAGTCGCAACGCTGAACGGCACGATTGCATTTGTGGCGCATGATTTCACGGTCCGCATGCTAGATGGCTACGATGCAGTCAGGATCTCAAAGCCTGCCCAGGAGATCGACATTGCCAAACTGGCGGACAAGTCGACCCTGACGGCAACCAGTTGGACGCGCAACGGGCACACGTTCTATAAGCTCTCCTGCCCGTCGTTCACCTGGGTCTATGATACGCTGACCCAACAGTGGCATCGCCGCCGGTCCTACGGGCAACTGAACTGGAATATCTCGTTCATCGAGGCCTTCAACGGCAAGATCATCGCCGGCGATGCGACAACCGGCAATCTCTATGAGATGAGCCCGAACTTCTTTGACGATGCAGGCACGCCGATCATCAGCAGAGTGCAGTTCGCGCCGGCCCATGGCTTCCCCTATCGAATGACGCTGAACGCGGTGTTCTTTGACGTGCAGGTCGGCGTCGGTACCGGACAGGGCGATAGCCAGGACATCGATCCTTATCTGATGCTCGAGGTTTCCAAAGACAGCGGCATCACCTTCGGCATGCAGCGAACCCTATCGCTCGGTCAGCAGGGCAAGAACCTGACACGGGTGCGCTCGCACCGGCTCGGGCAGTTCACCGAAAAGGGTGCCGTGATCGCGATTTCATGGTCCGGGAAGACGGCCCGCGCCATATATGAGGTCGCTGCCGACATCGTTAAGGACGCCGCTTAGGTGGCCAACACGGCGCCGCCGATCCCGGCCTGGAAAGGCTTTATCGATTCGGCCGGCAAGCTGTCGATCCAAGGTTATGCCTGGCTGCAGCAGGTCGCCAATGGCGTCAACTCAGTCGGCGCTGCGGCGATGAGCGAAGCTGCTGCTTCGGATTATCAGGCCGACACGGCAAATAGTCTGCTCGCTCTGACGCCTGAAACGGTCTGGTCGGCAGCCGGGCAGGTCGCCTTGACCGATGCCAGTTCGATTACGGTCGACATGTCGACCGGCTTCAACTTCTCTTGCACGATTGGCGGCAATCGGACGCTTGCCAATCCTTCAAACGCCAAGCCCGGGCAGGCTGGATGCTTTGTGATCACCGCATCGGGCGGCACGCGCACGATCGCACTCGGCACCAACTACAAGAAGACCTCAGATCTCGTCTTTCCGATTTCAATAGCCTCCGGGCAGACGGCCTATATCTTCTATTGGGTTGATACGTCGAGCCGCATTATTGTGACCGCGGCACTGAATAACCCAGCATGATTCCGGGTGCATGCCCGATCGCTGGGGGTTCACGCTACCGAGCCAAAGCAGTCACCTATAACGGCTCAACCGATTATCTGTCGCGGTCGAGCGCGCTCTCGGGTCTTTCAGATGGCACCGACGGCACGCTGTCGTTCTGGATGAAGATCCCGAGTGGCGATGGCACGTCGCGGTCGCTGTTTCAAATCTGGTCAACGGGCGTCGGCGCGCCAAAGCTGTTTGCAGATCTGACCGGTGGAAATCTTCTAACACTCACCGGGCGCAATTCGGGCGGCACGACGCGGCTGACTTTGACGACGGCGTCGACGCTGCTGGCCGGTACGGGCTGGCGGCACATCATCGGCTCATGGCAGTCGGGCTCGGGCGGCCTCTATATCGATGGCGCGCTGGACGTGTCGGGCGGCTCGACGGGCGCCATCAACTATGCGGCAACGACGCTCGGGATTGCAGCGCGGCCGGATGGCACCAACAAGTTCACGGGCGATCTGGCGGAGGTGTTCTTTCATCCGAGCTTCATCGATCTCTCCGTTGCGGCAAACCTGCAGAAGTTTCGCACGGCAGGCGGCAAGCCGGCGGCGGTTGGCTCGGACGGGTCGGGGCCGCTTGGCGTGCAGCCGATTGTCTATCTGACCGGGCCGGCATCAACGGCCGGCACCAATAAAGGTTCTGGCGGCAACTACACGATCAACGGCGCGCCCACCGACGCTTCCACTTCACCCTCAGACTGACGAGGACGAGATCATGAGCTTTTTCGGATCGCTGTTTGGCAGCGACCAGGCAAAGGATATCAGCAAGGCCAACAAGACGGCCAACGCTGATCTGGCCCAGGGCTATGGCGCGTCGCAGGGCTACTACAATCAGGCGGCGGGATCGTTCGACCCCTACGTGCAGCAGGGCGGCGCCGCGAACACCTTCTATGGCAACGCGCTCGGGCTCAACGGCGCGGATGCGCGAACCGCGGCTGAGAGTACGATCACATCTGATCCGCTATTTACCGGGGCGCTGGCTCTTCAGAACGGCAACACGCAGGCCGCCATGAATGCGCGCGGCAGCGGGGCTGGCGGGGCTTTCATTCAAGCGGCGCAGAACAACCTCTATCAGAACTATAACAACGCGCTCGATCGCTATGCGAACCTTGGCGCTCAGGGCTTCCAGGCAACCGGCGCCAAGGCCAATGTGCTGACCGGGCAGGGCGACAACGCCTATGGCTACGGGGCGAGCAAAGCGAACCAAGCGACCCAGTATGGCAACGCCATGGCGGCCAACCGCAATACCGGCATCAATAACGTTCTCGGCATCCTGGGCACCGGGATCAGCGGCTACAACGCGCTCTATAACAAGGGCGGTGGCAGCGGGTATGCGAGGGCCGTCTGATGAATTACTTCGCGCAACTCACAGCTCCTAACGCTGTCGCAAACCCGGTTGATTTTGCGCCGGTCAACAACGCGCTCACCGCTGTCACGCAGCAGAACAATGCCAACCGCTCATTTGGATTGCAGCAGCAGCAATCGGCACGCGCCGACGAGCAGCTCGCGCTGCAAAAGCAGGAGACGGCGGCCGCGTTGAAAAACCAAGCGCTCGATTACGAGCAGAAGACACACCAGCTCGCGGCCAGTATCGCGCAAGGGACGCTCGCGGTTCAGGACCCTGCGGCGCGCTCGCAAGTCTGGCAGGGATATCTCAAAGGCCATCCTGACATGGCCGACTCGCTGACCAAAGCCGGAGTTGATCCGCAGAATGCAGATGCCGGCCTGCAGTTCTTCGCAAACTACGGTCAGAACCCGCTCGATGTTCAGGCGAAGAAAGCGCAGATCTCCCAGACCCAGAGCGAGACGGAACTTGCGCGCGCTCCGAAGCTTCAGGCGATCGGCCAGGACGTATTCGGCACGCAATATGGCAAGGTCAACCCGCTTACGGGCGATGTCATCTCGCGCGTCGACGCCGGGCAGGGTGCGGGCGAGGACGTGGTCAAGAACCTCGCCGACGGGATTCAATCAGGCAAGCAACTACCCGTCTTGACTGGTGGTCAGGGGACGGGCGCCAAGATCAACGCGGCCGTGAAGTCCGAACTGCAAAAACGCGGCTTTGATCTGACTAAGGCCAATCTCGAATGGGAAGCCGCTCACAAGCAAATCTTGTCTCTGAATGGCCCGCAGATGGTCCGTTATGCGGGACTTTCGAACAGCGTGCTCAACACGATCGACGAGGTCAACGGGCTATCGAAGCAAATGGCCAACAGCGGCGTGACGGGGCTGAATGCCGCCAAGATCGCGACGCTCATCAATACCGCCGGCAATACGCAGCAAGGCCAGATGGCCGCCAAATACAACGCTGCGGTCAACACCCTGAAGGAAGAATTCGCCAACCTCGCTCAGGGCGGCTACGCGCCGACAGAAGCGGCATGGGGGCTCGCCAATCAGCAGATCAATGGCAACTACGGTGTTGACGAGTTGGGCGCCTCTCTCGGCGAAGTGCAGCGCCTGTTGCGCTATCGCCTGAATGGCATTCCGAACATGCAGACGCTGGGCCCGGGCACAGCCAATCGCTACGTCGGCGGCGGCCAGCCGTCGCAAGGCGGCGAGGCACCGGCGGGTAGCCCGCCCGCGGCGACAGCACAGCCAGCGCCCGCCGGAGCTGGTCCAAGTGGCGCGCCGGCCGCTCCTGCGCCCGTCCGCGTCAACACGCCTGAGGATGCGCTGAAGCTGCCGCCCGGCACGCCGTTCATGACCCCGGATGGCCGATTGAAGGTTAGACCCTGATGGCTGACGTTTGGGACCAATTCCCCGACCCTCCGAAGACGGCCGACCCTTGGGCGCAGTTCCCGGATCACTCGTCGCAGTCCTGGGGCGACGTCGCCACGCAGGCGGTCCAGAATCTTCCCTCGAGCGCCTACAACATGGGCGCTTCGGTCGCCCACACGGTCGCCCATCCCATCGAAACCGCGCAGTCGGTCTATGACGTTGGCCGCGGCGCCGTCTCAAAAGCTGCCGGAGCTGTTGGCATGCAGCAAGATCC